CTTAATAGAGTTGTCAACACATTTTTTACTTTTTCTTGAAAAATGTTCATTGACATTATCCACAATTTTACTATACTAACATTGTAATAGTCCAATAAATTGGACAGATAGAACGGAGGATTGCTTATGCCTGAATTTACCACAATCGAAGAAGCCCAGGCCGAAATCTTACGACTTAACGAAGAATTGGCCACACGAACCACGGAACGGGATACATTATCCCAGGATAACGAAAGGCTGACGAAGGAACGTGACAAATCACGGGAAATCGCCCATCAGTACTTTCTTAAATTAAATCAGCAATATTCCCCACACCAGGAAGACCAGGGTAGTGCCGACCCGGATGTTCCCAGCTGTGAGGATTATGCAAGAACTATTAAATTATAAGGAGATGTAAACAATGAGCGAATCTACTACCATTGGCATTCTGAATAATATACGTCAGAATGCGTCCCAGGAATACGTTGACCGCATTCCTGAGGCTACCCGTGAGAACATTACCAGCGTAGGTAATGCCCTCCAAAAGTACACCCTGCTTTACAATGAATTCTGCGACGCCCTCTTTAACAAGATTGGCAAGACTATCATTGAAAGCAAGCTGTTTTCCAACAAGCTGGCCCGTTTCAAATCCGGTACGGTTATGACCGGTCAGGACGTGGAGGAAATCTTTGTTGAAATGGCAAAGAGTGAAGGTGCTTATGATAAGACTGGCCCTAACCCCCTGGGTCGTCGTTCCCCTTCTGAAATCAAGGCCCTGTATCACCGTCTGAACCGTCAGGATGTTTACGCCATTTCTATTGGTGACGTGGACTTTATCCGTGCCTTCCAGAGTGAATCTACCCTGGGTGAGTTTATCAAGCGTCAGATCGAATCCGTTTATTCCGGTGCTTCCTACGACGAATGGTGTGCAATGAAGGAACTGATTGCCACCTACGAAGGTATTGCTACCGTGAAGACCACGGCCTTTACCGGTGCGAACGGCGCAGACGCTGGTAAGCAATTCGTGAAGACCCTGCGTAAGCTGGCCCAGGATATGACCTTCGCTTCCCGTGCTTACAACAAGGCTAAGGTGCTGACTTGGACACAGCCGGAGAACCTGGTGCTGTACGTCAATAAGGACATCGTGGCCGAAGTGGACGTGGAAGTGCTGGCCAAAGCCTATAACATGGGTAAGACCGACATCCAGATTGAAATCGTCACCATGGACGACTTCGGTGCTGCTGAAGTACAGCCCTACGCAATTCTGGCTGACCACGAATGGATGAAGTGCTTTGACGTTCTGTCCCACATGGAAACCCAGCGTAACGCACAGGGTATGTTTACCAACTACTTCCTGCACATCCACCAGATTCTTTCCCTGTCTGACTTCAAGAACGCTGTGGCCATTTACCCTGAGGCGTAAGGGAGCGTGAAGGGAAATGAGTGCAAGAGAAACAACAGTATATATTGTAAGGGGTACACCCCTGCTGTCTAACTCTTATGAGCATAGCTTGTATTTCCCTAATAAGACGGCCCAGGAATCGTATTTTGCCGGAAAGGTCGTCAAGACCTTTTCGGCTTATACGTATCACCGGAAGCAATGGAACGTGAAAGTGCAGGCCAGTATCGAATCGGCACAGAACTGGACCTACGTTTACTTCCGGAACTTTGACGGGAAGACCTACTACTATTTCATTACGGACGTGACCTACATCAATGAGAACACCGTGGAGCTGGCTTTGGAGCTGGACGTCCTCCAGACGTATATGTTCGATTGGGACTTGCTGGAGTGTTTCATTGAGCGGACACACGTACAGGATGACCGTGTAGGTGAAAATACCATAGACGAGGGATTAGATATCGGTGAGTACGAAGTATCCACCGTCACCAACGTGGAGGAATTAACGGACCTTTGTATCCTGGTATTGCTAACCACGGAGGACAACGGGACCGTAGGGTATTCCAAGATGTACGGTAACGTGTTTTCCGGTCTTCGCCTGGTTGCCGTTCTACCGGAGGATAAAAATAAATTTGCCTCCTGGCTGTGTTCTGAAACGGCGTCCAGCGGTCTTAATGCTTTGGCCGTTGTCAATATGTGGATGTACCCCAAAAACCTTGTACGGGTATCCGGTGGGTGGGTGACCACAACCGGACACGGTATGCACGAAGTTGTAGACACGCAACCGGTCGAAGTGACCGTACAGACAATGCACGACTGGGATAATAACGAATCCTACGGTCTGCACAGTTACCACGTGAGAAACAATAAGCTCTATTGTTTTCCGTATAACTTCCTGTATGTAACCAATAACGCAGGCGGAAACGGCGTCTTCCGTTATGAGTGGTTCAAGGATAAAACGGCGGAAAGTCAGACCTTTGTATGCTACGGCGGACTATCCCCCGAGTGCGGTGTTGCCCTGACTCCCCAGGACTATAGAGGAATCAGAGACCAAAGGAACTTCGACGAGGCATTATCAAGCGGTGCGTATCCTACGTGTGCCTGGGACGCTGACGGCTACAAGATTTTCCTTGCAACTAACCGCAACCAATTACAGGCAGCGGAACAAAACGCTAACCTGTCCTACGGTGTGGGTATGGTAACGGGTATTGCTGGTAGTATATCAGCTGACCCTTTATCCACTATTGCGAGAATGGCAACTACAGCCGTAAATTCTTCCGTCCAACACCACAACACAATAAATAGCCTTATGGCTCAGAGGAAGGACGCTAAAATTTCCCCGGACCAGGCTAAAGGTTGCTTTGGTGGTTCTTTGAACGTGGCACACGGACGGCAGACCTTTACGGTACATCATAAGCATATCCGGCTGGAACACCTAAAGACCCTGGATGAATACTTTTCCCGGTATGGATATAAGGTCAACCGGATAGACCGACCCCGGATCCATAATCGAAAGTGCTTTACTTACGTTAAAACCGTTGGTTGTTTGGTAGGCGGGGAATTCCCTGTAGGTGACCGGAACGCCGTGGCCCGTGTGTTTGACAGCGGTGTAACCTTCTGGGACCCTACCACCTGTGTTCCTGGATTATTCCACGTAGACAATGAACCTGTATTTTGAGGTGAAACAAAATGGCAAGAAAACGAGCGAATTTAACGGACCTGCTGAATGACCTTACTTTCCGTATCATTTACGATAAGTACCGGTTAATTAGTATGAATGCCTTTAAGTGGTCCGGCTTGCCTGACGGAATCCTGGAGCGTCACATTGAGCGTGAGCTTTTCCGTCACGGTATGGCTATCTTCTACCGGAAGCCTGACCTTGGTTTTTTGTGTCTTGAGGCCACACCAGGAGGCAACCAAAACGTCTACGGTGACCCGCTTTGGTATAACGCTATCGGCTTTGGCGTCCACGATAAGGTAAACGCTGACGAAGGTGTTATTATCGAAAACAATATGCTCAGGCTTTGTACACACGACTTCCTAATGTTCTATGTGAATAAGCTCACAGAAGCAGAGCGTACTATGGACGTCAACGTCAAAGCCAATAAGACACCGGTGGTCCTGCTCTGTGACGATAAGGACCTTCTTTCCTTCAAGGCTATCTTTAATAAGGTGGACGGAAACGTTCCGGCTATCTTTGCCGACAAATCCCTAAACGTGGACGGTGTTTCTGCTTTAGATCTAAAAGCAAAATTTCTTGGGAATGAGCTTATGGACTATAAGCATTCCGTGGAAAGTGAGCTTCTCACCTTCCTGGGTATCAATAACCCGGCTGTGGACAAAAAGGAGCGTCTTATCACTGACGAAGCAAACGCCAATAATGAGCTGATTTCTTCTTTCTTTGAGCTCCAGCTGGAGGCAAGGGAAAGAGCGTGTGAGGAAATCAATTCTAAGTTTGGTCTGTCTGTGTCTGTAGAACCCCGTCAGACCCCTGTGGAAAACGCGGGGGACTGTGGGGAAAACTCTGCCGGAGGTGAGGAAGATGTATCTTAACCACGACAACACGAAGCTGACCGTTGAACTACGGGACGTGGTAGAATCCGGCGTTGACGTGTGGGACTTCGACTATCCTTCCTATTATGAAGGCGACCAAAAGAAGGCCTTTGAAAAGAAAGTGCTGGACCATTACTGGTTTAGGCAGATTGGTCAGGAAACCGTGGGGCGTTTCCTCCACTACTTCCGTAGCCGTATCAACGATATTATGCCCTACTACGTTCAGCTGTACGAATCCGTTGACTTGATGACCAATGCAGGCGACCCCTTCGAGGCCTACAACTTAACGGAAACGATGAAACGGAAAACCAGCACGGACAATGTACAGAAATTCTCCAACACGCCGGAGGGTCGTATTGACGACCTTGACAACTACCTTACAGAGGCACGTAAAGACGACGGTGGGTCTGAGGAAGAATACGAACTGACCCGTCGTGGTAATATCGGTGTTCAGACCCTGGGTCAGGAAATCCAGTACTACCGTAGTGCTCTTATCAACGTCGACCTTATGATTATCGACGAATTAAAAGACCTGTTTCTTATGGTCTACTAAAAGGAGGTAAAACCTATGATTGAAAAATTAGGCTGTCATTACTCTATGACGAACCCCGCTTCCGTCTATGATGAGGAAGCTATGACCCCTTTGGAACTCACCGGACGTATCCTTAAAAAGGTCAATGAAATTATCGACCTGGTATGCCGTGTGGAAAGTGACGCTAACCAGTCCCTTTTGAAACAGACCCAGGCTTTGAAGGAAGCCCTGGAAACCACTATCCCTCAGGCCATTGAGGATAGCGTTATGGACCATATCAACGGTGGTTCTTTTGCCGGTCAAATCAACGCCTATCTAAACGACCTTAACGGACGCCTGGATAACCTTTTCTCTATGGTAACGACAGGGTCTACCACCGGTGACGCTGAACTGTACGATATCCGTATTGACGCCAACGGCGTAATGTATCCCACGGCCGGTAACACTGTCCGGGCCATCCATAGAGAAGTGTTGGCCGGTCTGAAACCAGGAACACCGGT